ATAATGCAAAAGGTAAGATACGACTGTAGTGGATTTACCAGTCTGACGTGGCATCTTACAGATATTAAATCTGTTATTGTGGAAGTTGTTAATTAACTTCTCTTGAAAATGATATGGATGAAATTGTGTTAGACCCTCATCAAGAGAAATAATCTTGACATAGTTATTGGCAAAGTAAACAGGGTCTTGCTTACACTTCATGAATTCACGGATATTATCTTCCGTGAATTCAATCGCAGTATTCGCTTTTTTTAGATTAGGATTGCCAAGATATACATTATCACTCATATCCTAACCTCAGCAATTCCACTTTCTAAGAGACTTATTGATTCTGCTATCTGGATCGTTTGCAGTCTTTGAGGAAGTGAGTTTCTTTTTCATTCCTTTCATTCTAGCGCAGAATGACGCTCTACGGGGATTTCCAACCTTCTTGCTTGGTGCTTTAAGGTCGCTTCCAGGATTTTCTCTTTCGTAAGATTTACGTCCCTTCTCGTTAAGTCCTCCCTCTTTATTCTTTCCTGCTTTTTTTGTCCATGCTGCCCCTTCCGTATGGAGGAGTGGTTGCCCTGGTTCATACTCCGAAACCTTGAAAGTTAATAGTTTCGCGCCAGGATATACCTTAGATATCTGAGATTGAACATCAGATTTCGTAGGTATGGATGTTTGTGGGAAGAACATCTTCAACATGTAATACTTTCCTCTGTAATTGAAGTAAGTATCGATAATGTTACCAGTTTTAGCTGGTAATCTCACTGCTTCAAGAACTTCATATTCAATATTATTTTTTGGAGATTTGATTGGTTCTGGTTTGACAATATCTTGAACCACTGCAAATGCTTTTCCATCTGCATCATTAATCTCAACATCTTCTTTTTTGACACAGTTTGGATATCTCTTTCCAAACATTGTTTTCATGCCTTTTTTCTCATAACCTTTCCAGCACTTCTCATCAAGTTCAAATTCTTCTTTCTTTGTTTTATTTCCCCAGTTGGCAGCACCAACTTTACGACACTTGACCAATGCTCCTGACGCATATGCACTTGGCCAAACTGAGTAGCGTGACTTGACTTTGTGGTAGCAAGCATCTTTCTTGCCTTCCTCAATGTCGATTTCATCACCTACTTCAACATTATTTTCTGCGAACCATCCACGATTTACTTCTAACGCGCACAGCACCTCTCCATCTGAGGCAACTGGGTTCTCGTCATATGGTTCTAATTCTTTAATGCTTTCGATTGTTCCATCCTCTCTAATGAAAGCAATATCGAGAGGGATTTTTGTTTCAGTCATGTGGAATGACTGTTGACCAACTTCTTCAAAAATGAAGAGCATTCCGCTGTTTACATCTAAACTCTCACGGAACATAAGTCCCAAGTTAAAGTCCCTAATATTATCTGGGATTTCAATATTCAAAGGTAAA